AAGGGGTTTCCAGAATAAACTACTCTGTTTATATTATATGTAACTGCGAGCGTGCCGTATCTTTAGACCTGGATCCATTAACATGATCTGTGTGATGATGCGTTCTGGCACATAAAAGTCCATGGTATTCGCAGCACCCGCATGCATTGATCCCCCTGACCTTTGAACTATAGTCCACAATCTCTCTGGATCTATCGCACAGCGGAATGGATCGTAGGTAACGCAGTAAAGGGTAATTAATGATTCTAACACAGTCGCTCCTGGAGTATAAACTATATATCTTATGATACTGGAATTTGGAGTAAGTACTAGAACTAGCATGCGGGCCGCTAGAGGATTATATATGAAAGACGCATTTTTAACAGCACTAGGTATTACACTAGCTATATTGCTAGTAGTATACACACTAGTAAAGGCACTAGCGTGATCAAGAACGTTTACTACCTTAGACATAGTCAAACACATGAACGCTGCTTTAGACCATATATGACCCTTGCTGGCGCAAGGATAGCCCAGCGTTCGCGTAATGCTCGCTTGGGCTATAAGACTCGCGTCACAAGAACTGTAGAAGCTGATCTAGAGTTTGAACAGTGTGTTAACGCAGAAGGTGCTGTGGTACTGGCCACATGGGCCATAGAAGAGTCATACATAGAACTAGAGGAATTACAAGGCCCCGCTGCAGAGGATTAGTGTATATGCATGTGTGACGCACAGTGAGTGATTTACTGAGCTAAGAAGCTTATAGCTGTTGAGGTCTGTGTGAATTGTAGCAAAAAGTGTGATTTACTGACCCTTATAGTAAATATATCATGCGTATAGGCCCCGCTGCTGCGTGCAATAGGGTATGAACAGTGTGACAAAGTGTGAAATAGTGTAGAATTGTGTGAATTTTTGTTATGCCTCATAAACCACTCTGCCTCAAACAAAAAATACACACTATCTACTGTATCTACCTTGCTCAAACGGTGCGAAATCACTATTTCTAATCTGAATTCCACCATTCTCCCACCGTGCGTAACCGACCCCTAACCGTGTTCTACGGTTCTCTCACTGGCCCCGCTGCAGAGGATTAAATAGTTCTTGACTTTCTCTACACTAGACTGTATAATATATCACATGAACACTGACAAAGACGACTTTCAATACAACAATGAAGAAGAAGCCGAAATGGCTCAGCTTCATGCTATCCATATCAACATGAATGCCGTGGCAGATGTGCGCCGGGCTTTGGAAAAACAAGCTGCGCAGCCTAGTCTTGCAGAGTGTGAAGACTGTGGAGAAGATATCCCCTTAGAGAGACAACAGTTCGTCAAGGGCTGCACACGCTGCATATTCTGCCAGAATCTATGGGAACGCAGGCTCAAGGGCTACTAGGCCCCGCTGCGCAATGTGGAGAAAAAGGCAGATCATGACACTACCAGACGAAAGATATCGCAGCATACGTATAACAGAACAGTTGCTGAGAGATCTCTGTGACCCCAAGCAGACCCCACGTATACCCTCACAGCTTAGACTGCGTGCAGCACAGTGTCTGAGACACTATCCCGGTGAATATGATCTTCAACAGCTGGAATCAGCAGCGCCACATGTTGTACAGCAGCGTATGGAACCCCTGTACAAGATGATCAAGCAGCATGAGATGGCGGATTCAGTCACAGAAGACTATCGCGCTGCAGGCTTGATCCCGGATGATCACGAGGGATCCACAACGGATTAACAGCACTACAAGGGCCTCTAGCTCATGTTGGTTAGAGCAGCGGACTCATAATCCGTTGGTGCCGAGTTCGACTCTCGGGGGGCCCACCATAACAATAACGTGGAGATGACCATGATAAGAGAGATCGTAACAGCAGCAGCTATGTACTGGGTAGACACAGCTACAGCAGCAGACTCAGATATACCCCAGATGCGACCCCAGACACAGCAGCAGTGTAGACACAAGGACCCCCAGAAGCTGAGACAGTGTTTGGATCTCAAGATGCAGCAGCAGCCGGACCCCTACGCAGCTATGTGGGATCCTAATTGGGTTTCATCGATCACCCCCATCCCTGAGGTTGGCATCACGAACACGAGTGCCAAGACACCCGATCCAAATGTGGCAAAAAAGCCACTCAAATAGGGGTTGACATTTTGGCTCGATGATGCTATACTATTAAAACAGTGAGCAAAGTAGGAGCGAAAATGAACCGTAAAACTAGAACAGATCGTAATCATATCATCTATGAGATCGTTACACCCATAGGCTCATACATAGGCGTTACTGCCAAAACACAAACCACAGTATTAAAGAGTCTGCGTGCTAGAGCTGCCAAGCACTACTATCGTGCCCGCACAGAAAGCAAGACATGGGCCTTGTGCCAGCATCTGCGCACACTAGAAGACAAAAGCGAGATTGACATACGTATGCATGAGATGGTTCGTGGTAAAGCAGAAGCCCATGCTCGTGAGCGTGAATTAATCCGTAGTTTGAATCCAGCACTTAACACAGACAAAAGGGGAGCGTAATGGGTACACCACTATACATGGAACTGGGTGATGCATGCACACTGGTCAAAGAGTATGCTGATATACACACAGACGGAGATGTACTAGCAGGGCTCAAAGACATGGAAGCCTGTTGGGATGATCTTGACAAAGCAGACAGAGTAGCGTATACTATGTTCATGAAAGCGGGTCGCGAGATGTTCGCACCCAAAACAACCTAAGGAGCGACTATGAGACACTACGACACACTAGCAGAGTATGATCGCGATGGCTTTAATGTCATCGTGGACAAGACCTGGGAAGACCTGCACCCCCAGGACTCATTTGACACCAGCATCAATCCGGACACGGGCCTACCCTACTATGACGTAGATGACATGTGCCGCAAGATTGATCGGGGCGAGTTGGACTGGTTTATGCTCAGGGTCAGAGTCATGCATGAGGACGTTGAGCTAGCGGTGAACTACGTAGGGGGCTTTCTCTACGAAGATGCACGTGAAGTGTTAACGGACGGGGTGGCTGAGGACATGATCCAAGAGTCCTTGGATGAAGCTCGTAAACGAGTACCCATACTGATTCAAGGGTTATCCAAACTAGTGGTTGACAAAGCACTAGTTTGATGCTATAATACACGAACACTAAGAGATTAGGAGCGAATAACATGTCAACACGTAGCGCAATTGCAATCATGCACGGAGAACGTGCTAAGTCAGTATACTGTCATTGGGACGGGTACTTGGAACACAACGGCTACATCCTGCAAAACTTCTACGATAGTACTAAAACTAACAAGCTGATCAGCATGGGTGACATCAGCAGCTTGGGGGCTGAGATTGGCGAGCAGCACGACTTTGATGAGCGCACAGACCCTGAAACCTATGCCGACACACGCTGCACGTTCTACACCAGGGATCGCGGTGAAGAGACCACGTGGAAATCATTCGGCACTTTGGACGAAATGGTGGACTACTACAAGGGTTCATGGTGCGAGTACTTGTACGTGATGCGAGACGGGGTATGGTACTATACTAGCCTGAACAGCGTGAACTTACAGCCCTTGAAAGAGGCTTTAGATAAAATAGTGGTTGACAAACAGGCTGCTTGACTGTATAATACGAACTTGAACAAATAAATTAAGGAGCGAACACTTATGCCAGCAATTATCGAAATCGTAGAGGGTACCTATAAGATACGTGGACAAGACGTATCTATGGCTGGGTTCCGTTTCGAGCTCGTAGAAGGCTACAAGACAGGAGCCCAGGGTGGCTATGTTACTGTTGCAGGGGGCTCAGTACAGCCCAGCAATGCAGGTATTCCTGATCGTAGCATTCGCATCAAATGCTCCAACACACAGAGCTATATCATGATCGCAGAGGGTGCCCCGGCAGCTAGCGTAGATCGTCCAGGCGTGAAGAGCCTGGATCAGATCAAGGTATCCGATGCTTCAGTAGCGCACGAATCAGATGAAGAGATCGTAGAACGACTGCGCTCACGCTTTCAAGTACTACAGGACATGACCCAGGCAGTGAAGGCTGGTACTGTACGTGCTATGATTGTGACAGGGCCCCCAGGTGTGGGCAAATCATTTGGTGTTGAAGAAGTACTCAGCAAGCAGGATATCTTTAATGCATTAGGGGGCAAGAAGCCCAAGTATGAGATCGTCAAGGGTGCTATGAGTGCCATTGGCTTGTACAGCAAGCTCTACGAGTTCTCAGAGCGTGGTAACGTTGTGGTGTTCGATGACTGTGACTCTGTGCTGTTAGATGACCTTAGCTTGAACATTCTCAAGGCAGCTTTGGACTCTAGCAAGAAACGTCGCATCAGCTGGAACACTGATAGCCGCATGTTGCGAGCAGAGGGGGTGCCTGATAGCTTTGAATTCAAAGCGGGTGCCATCTTTATCACAAACATCAAGTTTGAGAATGTACGCTCTAAGAAGTTGCAGGATCACTTGGCAGCACTGGAATCACGCTGTCACTATATTGATTTGCAAATGGATACAGATCGTGAAAAGGTCTTACGTATCAAGCAGATCACTCAAGACGGCATGTTAGAAACCTACGACTTTGAGAACGGTGAGGAAACAGAAGTTGTAGACTACATTGTTGAGAATCGTGCTAAGATGCGTGAGCTGAGCTTGCGTACAGTACTTAAGGTAGCAGACCTGCGCAAGAGCTTTCCTATGTCATGGAAACAGATGGCAGAAGTTACAGTTATGAGGAGACACTAGTATGTTAGAACTAGGACCCAGCAGAACCTGTGAATGGATTGGACCCGAGCAGAAGGAATCACCGTTCACGTTCTGCGGACAAAAGAGCATCGCGGGCAAGAGCTACTGTGCAGATCACTATCACAGAATGTACAAGAAAGGCAGCAGTGCCACTGGTGCTAAGAAGATGGAGAAGTTAATTGAAAAAGAGTTGGCGGATCTAGAACTCAGCAGACTAATAGCTGAGCAGGAAGCTGACGCGGAGGATGTAAATGTTTAAGAATCTAGGAATTTTTGCGATCGTGGTACTAATGATCGTAGCAGTAATTCTAGGGCCCTGGGTAGTAATTTGGGCATGGAATACCTTGTTTGGAGCGGTGTATGCTATACCTTACACGTTTTGGACCTGGTTGGCGGTACTGATCATCGGAGTGTTCATTCGTTCAGATGTGAAGGTAACCAAAAAGCAGTAGAATGGTAAGATATGTCATTGACTATTATAGGCAAATGTCATATAATAATAACACGCTGATTAAATCAGCTTTAACTTAAAGGAAAAGGCAAATGAAATTTATTTCTAAGAAATCGAAAACTTTTAAGGTTTTCAATGCACTCTACAACGGTGCTTCACTTACACAATCACAAGCTGAAAAGCGTTTTGGTGTAGGTAACTTGGCAGCTGAAGCTTCACGTATTCGCCTAAGCGGTTATGCTGTTTATGCGAACACACGCAAAGCTGGTAACGGTGTTAAGGTAACAGAATACGTAATGGGCAAACCATCACGTGAGATCGTTGCTCTTGGCTACAAAGCTAAGGCAGCAGGTTACACTTTAGACACTATCTAAGGTGAACAGTTTCAAACACTGATCCGATTCGCTCCCGGGGATGCGTTTGAGGAAGGGCAGAAATGCCCTTTCTTTTTGACCTCAACATCTACCCCTTAAGCATGCATGAGCACGTCCCTCGGGGTCCCCTGATGTGGCGAAAAAGCCACACCCCGGCACTCTCCGGTTGACAGATTGGACAGTTGGTGCTATAATAGATACATACTAAGGAATTAGGAGCGAAAATGTTTACAGCAGATCAAGTATGGGCCCTGGCAGTTATCGCTGATCGTATCAACGGTGGCTACCTCAAGGACTTTGTGCTTAAAAGACCGAATAATCTTGACGTTGTAGAGAAACAGCCCAACAAAGTCATGGTCAAGCAGTGGTTACGTGATGGGGCCTTTGCCCAGATCACTGACGCAGACATTGAGCAGGGCCGTGTGGTCCGTCACTACTTCAATGGCTTTATCCTCAAAGAGCTGTCAGGCCGTATCAACGACTTCGAACGCACAGCTCTACGCATAGCACAGAAAGAACAGTTCACTACCCGTGATCTTTTGGATTTCGCTGTGGTCTCATGCTTGCCATCTACCATGATACGTGATCAACAGCGTAAGGAGATTACCCGTGATATCATGGGCTCCACCCAGCTGGCTGGCGCTGTAGGGGATCGCATCCAGGGAGAGTTAGAAGTGGTAAGCTCACGCTATTCTAAAGAATACAACAAGTACCGCATCACTGGACGCATGGGCGAATCCTACGTGGACTTTTGGTTTACCAAAGACCTTACAGGCTCTGTGGGTATTAAAGGCCGTATCAAAGCCCTGCGTGGCGATAAAACAACACAGTTGAATTTCGTGAAAACTACCACTTGACAAATGAGTCAAATGGTGCTATACTATTAAAACTGAGAACAGCAACATAACTAGGAGGTCTTAAATGGCAAAATCAGCAGACATCAGCGTAAGGCAAGTAGGCCCTAAATCCGCTAAAAAATCTATTCGCTATGCAATCAAGAAGCGTCGTCCTGTGTTCCTTTGGGGTCCTCCAGGTATTGGTAAATCCGACATTGTCAAACAGATCGGTGAGGACACAAACCGTGAAGTAATTGACGTTCGCCTAGCACTATGGGAACCCACAGACATCAAGGGTATTCCCTACTACAACAGTGATGCAGGCAAGATGGTATGGGCACCCCCAGCAGAGTTGCCCACAGACCCAGACAGCACCGCGATCATCTTCCTAGATGAATTGAATTCCGCACCCCCAGCCGTTCAAGCGGCTGCCTACCAGTTGATTCTTAACCGTAGGGTCGGCACCTACACTTTACCCAAAGGTGTAGATCTAGTGGCCGCGGGTAACCGTGAAGGTGATCGTGGTGTTACCTATCGTATGCCTAGCCCATTGGCGAATCGTTTCGTTCACTTGGAAGCCAAGGTAGACTTTGATGATTGGCAGGACTGGGCTACCTTAAACAAGATCCACCCTGATGTGGTAGGTTATTGTGGCTTTGCTAAACAGGACTTATACGACTTTGATCCTAAGTCAGCCAGCAAATCCTTTGCAACACCGCGTTCATGGAGTTTCGTATCAGACCTGCTCAGCGATGATGAGATTGATAACGAAACCCTACACAACTTGATCGCGGGTGCCATTGGTGACGGACTCAGCGTTAAGTTCATGGCTCACCGTAAGATCGCAGGGCGTATGCCTAAGGCTGGTGAGATCCTAGATGGCAAGGTTAAGACTTTAGAGATCAAAGAAGTATCTGCGATGTATTCCTTAACAGTTAGCCTTTGCTATGAGTTGAAGGATCGTGCAGAGAAGAAGACTGCCAAGTGGGATGATATGGCTGATCAGTTCTTCCGTTATATGATGGACAATTTCCCAACTGAGCTCGTGGTCATGGGTGCAAAGACTGCGTTGACAAACTACGATTTACCCTTGGACGCAACAAAGATGAAGTCATTTGACGAATTCCACAAGCGTTTTGGTAAGTATGTTTTAAGTGCTATGGAGAATTAAGACCTCCCTGTAGCAGGGGCGGAGGGCTTCTCAGGGCTTGTCCGCCCACCTTTTTAGGTTGACATTTGGACAGAATGGTGCTATAATATACATATAAATTAGGAGAGCGAAACAATGCAAGATCCAATCATAGAGAAACTAACCACAGCTCGTGTGGGTCTCCTTCTCAAAGCACCTTTCTTTGGCAACATGGCAACTCGTATGAAACTTATTGAAGCAGACGAGTGGTGCCCGACAGCGGCCACAAATGGTCGCAACTTCTATTACAATACCGAGTTCGTTAAGAAACTTTCCGTTAAGAAACTAGAGTTCCTATTCGGCCATGAGATCCTACATTGTGTGTTTGATCACTTTGGCCGTGTGGGTTCGCGTGATCGTATGCTCAGCAACATAGCACAGGACTTCGCTGTGAATCAGATCTTGGTAGATGAACGCATTGGTGAGAAGATCACGGAGGTGCAGATCTGTTATGACAACAAGTATCGTGGTATGGCTTGGGAAGAGATCTACGATGAACTATACGCTAAAGCAGAGAAGATTCCTATGGAGGATCTGCTCAAGCAACTAGGTGATCTGCTTGACGAGCACATCAACGAAGACGGGGGTGCCCCAGGCAAAGACGAAAAAGAAGGCAAGGGCAAGCCACGCATGAGCAAAGAAGAAGCACAGGCCATCAAGGATGAGATCAAAGAAGCGATGATACAGGCGGCTTCTGCGGCGGGTGCAGGCAAGACTCCAGCGGGTATCCAACGCATGATCAAGGACATGACTGAGCCTAAGATTTCGTGGCGTGAGCTAGTGAATCAAGAGATACAAAGTATTATCCGCAACGACTATTCGTTCACACGCCCCAACCGCAAATCCATGCATTCAGGTGCGGTGCTTCCAGGTATGAAAGAAGCAACTACTATCGACATTGGTATCGGTATTGATATGAGTGGTTCAATTGGGCAAGAGGATGCAACTGTATTCTTATCAGAAGTAAAAGGTATCGTAGATCAATACGAGGACTTCAA